AATTCCTAATTCTAGAACTAAGATCTAGTACGCTTTTGTCATCTCCGCCCTCTGAGGGTTTTCCTCCTACGGCGGGGTTTGCTGAGGACCCTGCAATGTTTGCAGGAATCTGTCTTTCGTCTCCACCCTCTAGAGCTTCTAAACGTAATTTAGATCTAGCCTCGTTAGGGGTCATTATACCAGAGTTAACAAGGGTGGATAAATAAGCGGCTTGATCTTTTACTTCTGGTAGTAGCGCGCTAACTGTTTCAGTAATTGGTGTAATATTATAGCCAAAATGTTTTCTCATTGCTGCTGAAAATTTCAGAACTAATGGGATAACTGAAGTTTGATACATCAATCTCATATTAGGTTTAATATTTGCGTTGTTTCCCCCATCTAAAAGAATTGGTGGAACTCCTAACGCTTTTAAGATTCTCTTTTCATGCTCTTGTACAGCATTTTCAAAGTCCAAGTCCTTAAATGTATTATCAACCATAGGTTTAATATCTAAGTCACCATCAAGAACTACAGGTCTACGACCTCCGTGTTCTGGATTATATTTTTGTGCCCAAGAATCCAAAAGTCGTTGTTTCATTTTGTTCGATAACACATTTGGGCTTTTTAGTATTAAGCCGGGAACTGCACCATTCTTAAAGAAGTTAGTTTGAAACTTTAACATCTTAGAAAGACGGTCAATAGATCCGTAAGCAGCCTCAAGTCTTGAAGTACCTCTAAAGATACTGTCTGCTGCGTTGTCTCTTATATGAATGATTTCAGTAGCTTTAAACACCACCTGGTCGTATTTATACTCTTTTACAAACTCTTTTTTGTCCGCGACGATTTCTACTGACTTCGATGGTAGGTGATATAGGTGGGCACCATCATAATATACGAAGATATTTCCATCGACTAAAAAATCTACAAAACACGCACGTTTAAACGTATCTGCGCTTTGGTATGGGTTTGGTGCGTGATTAATTAGAGTGTCTAATTTCTTTATTCTAATTGTCTCTGTTGCAAGCCCATGAATCCTATCACCCACATCGAACTGCAGCTCTGCTGCCGAATCGGCGATTAGATTGATTCCTCTATTCACAACCTCTATATCATCATACGCATCAGCTGCGCGTCTATGTGCGGAGTAGTCTGTGAATATGTTTTCCCCTTGATCCGATACAATACTTCCTTGTGCCGGGTTTAATTTCTGTACTAAGTTATTTAACCAACTCATGTTTAATCCTCTGTTTTTCAACCCAATTAGGTTGTTTCTTTGCAGTTGCTAAAGATGGGCTTTTACCGTAAACTCCATGCAATTTAATGTGATGCGGATGACACAATGTTACTGTGGCCTCATACACTTCTGTATGATGTTCCTCAATAAATTGGTCGCGAATCGCCATAATTTCTTCTGGGGTTCTAGGGTTATGCTTGTTTCTAGCTAACCATTTATCTAGCATCTCACTCATCGAGTTGTAATGATGAAAGTCTAACTTCTCACTACTCCCGCAAATCGCACAAGTATCCGCTTTGTGATACTGTGATTTTGCTCGGTCTCGAACGTACTTTACTAGATCTCTTTTTAATGCCATACTTTTTTCCTTAGTTATTCTGGCCGTTCTTTCCTACATATTTCAACTTACTTTTTATATCTGATAGCTTTTCATTCAATGCTTTATCTCGTGCTTCAATCTTTGCTAGTTCTACCATCACTTCTTGGTGTAGCTTAGGGAAGTCCATTCTGAACTCAGTGTTCAAACTAACTTCTCCTTCATTGCTCTAAGATTAGCATCCATAGTGGCTGCCCACCAAACCATTGTCATTATCTGTAAAAACATGCCCGCAAGCATGCCTATAGCAGAGTTCTTAAGCCATTTAGGTAATTCTGGCTCCCTTCTGTATAAAGTCTTTACGTCTTTTCTTAATAAAGCGACTTCAGTCTCTAATGAGGTTATTTTTTCTTTCATGTTAGCTCCATATGTCCAGCGTGCGTGTATAGCGCGTACCGAATTGCGTCTGCCATATGAGAGAAGTGGTCATGAAGAGGACGTTCTTTTAGGAGATTTTCACGAGGGTCCCATCTGTAGTTATCAAACGTTTCTATTACGTTTTTACAGTTTTGGTCTACTACTATCTTTCCAGTTTCGACTAACGCAGATACAAACCCGATTCCCGGCAAAACTGCTTTCTTAGCATTGATAGTGCTAATGTCGTAGTTTATTGCGAAATCGTATCTTGTCTGCGCTGCAGCCGAATCGATATAGATAAAGTCTAACTCGTACTTATCATCCATTCTTTGAATCTGCTCTGCGTGATAGTTGGTCGTCTGACCATTCTCTTCGTACTCGTCTATAAAGTAGAAGATGTTTTCGTCAGGGTCGTGTGCAATAACACATAAGGCAGTTTCATCTTTAAATCCTAAATCTAAGCCCGCAACCATATCTAGTTTACTAAAATCCCTTGAAGACAAGTCCTGTATTTGATTCTCATCAATAGGCCAGATCTGTCCTTCAAACGTATTAAATTCTGCTAAATACTCCTGCGAGAACTCGGCTCTTGACATCGAGTTCTTTGCTTCGATAATGTCCGCTTCTTTAACTCTAGGGTTTTCCCTATAGTCGGAGTGGATTGACGCCCACAGCGGATATTCATCTGACCAACCACGGTCATATAGCTCTTTAAACCAATTACCCTTTCCACGAGGTGTACTAATAAATATAGCTTTCGAATTATTAGTATCCAGTGTGGGGCGTAATTGGATGTTAAATGAATCCATGCCTTCAGCTAGTGCAGCCTCATCATATAAAATGAGGTCATACGAACGTCCAACAACCGAGTCAGCCTGGGTAACAGAACCGATTCGGACCGAAGATCCATTTGTCAATGTTATAACTTTGTCTTTCGCATTATCTTTCAAAACCTCAATATCAAATTGTTTTATAAGTTGACGTTGTAGTTCAAAAGAAATATTGGATAAGCTATAGTTTGGGGACATTATTAGGACATTACATCCAGGTACTAATGCCACCAGCTGGGCAATAACGTTCGAGATGAACGTCTTGCCAGTTCTTCTACTAAGACAAGCTGTTACGAACCTATATTGAGGATCGTTGATAGCATTGATTAGTGCNATTTGNGGNCTNATAGGTTCTATATCTAAAAGTGTTAGGTAGTTTCCTATTGGTAGTTTGATGAATCTCTCATCTTGGGGGAACTCAACAATTTCGGTCGTGTTGATATTCGTGCTGCTAACTTCTAGCATATATTATTTTCCTTCAATTACATCCTTATCGCCTAGGAGCTGCTTCATCAACCGACCGTAGTTGCCTTCACCCATTCCTTCGTTAATCTGAACATTAGTTTGATTTTGTATTTCAGGAGCCTTATGTAGTTTCTCGTAGTCTACCATAGCTTTCATCTCTTCCATGCGCATCTTGTGCGCCACTGTAAGGATGTCTAAAATATCTTTTGAAGAGCCTATTTCAGCTTCTTCTAGTTCTTCCATCTTTTTGTCAATAATAGAGTCCATAACCTTTCCTAAAGCTACGCGATTTCTATACCCAGAGTCTAGGTACGCTTGGTCAATATATGCTTTGACCTGAGGGTCTCGTAAATGTTGTGTTACGTCTTTAGTCTCCATACTCAACGCACGAGCGGCCAGCGTGGCCGTACCCTGTGTAAGGTACGCAGCAGCTACAGTGTGCCCCTCTGGGCTCATTGGCATTAATTCTGCTTTATCTTCCATTAGACAATTTCAAACTTAATAGGTATTGTAGACATAGTAGCCCTTGAAGAGTAGTAGCATATTTTTTGGTTTAGTAGTGGGTGAGTATAACATTCCATACCCTGCCCCCCTTTTGCTGCATGCTGTCTGAACTCGGATTCTATTACATAAGTCCCTGCTTCAGTTAAATTTAAGTAACCTAAAACCCCTGAGTTGAGACTTATATCCCCTAAAAACTCCCAAGTAACGTAGGAGCCCGCCCCTAGTATCCCGGTCTGCCCGTCACAATCATTAGTAACTAGCTGGGACGCCTGTAAATCACAATGTATATTATTCCAGTAACTTGGATTCCTTTCTTCCGCAGTATCCCCCTCATACTTACTATTATACCAGTCCTCCCCTTGAGTTTTCCCTATATTTAAAGGATCCACGCTTTCAATACGGAACCTTCCAGCCCCTAAATCAGTGGAGTTCCATCTACCGTTTGCTAAAATTGATTTAACATAATGCAAGCTGTTTAAGGAGGCTAAATATAATTCTGTCTCTGCAGTAATATAACCATCTTTAGAAGTAAAAGTTAAGGAAGGAAACGCACTTCCATAAGCTCCATACGTATACGTTGTGTAGGGGTTAAATCCTGATAAATCTGCCACAACTCTTATCTTTGTAGGCCCCGATACTGTTATTCTACCTTTATAAGATACGGGAACATCTTTAAGAGTTACTACAGGGGTCGAAGTATTTAAAGTATTTGTAACTCCCATAATAGACGTATCTATACTTGAATTATATTGCCAGTAATCTAGTATTCCATGACAAGGGTTGTTCGCATCCGCATCCGCATGGAAGGGGGTGCAAGCATTGTTTTTATAATTATACACTTCGGCATCTTTAGCTGTCATGTATATTTTATCAATAGTATCTGGAATAATATTTTCATTTAAGTATCTAAAACGCCCGGAAGCTTGCCAGAACTGGGGGTCGATTACGCAAGAACTAGAGGCGACATAATCAGATCTAGTATCTAGACGACTTGTAATACTGATTCTGTCCCACAGGAATAAATCTAGTTCTCCAGGAGTCCCTGCTATAGCTAGATTCTGTAATCTAGTACATTCTTCTTCGCTAGTTAGGCACTTTAAACTCCCAAAACCTGGGGTCTCGTATTCATAAGTCCAGTCAAATTTACCATCTGTAATTAAGTCTGTATCTGTAGGGACATCTAAAGTCCAAGTTTCTCCTGCCCCTTCGCAAGTTGCTCTATCCGCGTGCGCGCCAGCAGAACAAGTACCTGCTCCCCCTGTACTTTTCTTAACTAAAGATACTTGGTCTATAACTGTTAGAGAATACTCTCCCCCGCCCCCATAGTTTTCATCTGAAAACCCAAGATACGAAGTACTTAAAGGAGTACCGGAACCCATATTGAAGTTAACTACTTCATCTTTTTTACCTGTGCCAGTGCCAATAGTACCAATTTTTGTACCGTTTATTGTGCCAGGGCCTACATATACGTCTAGTCCTATATTATTCTCTGATTCTGTTGATACAATTAATTCGTAATCCTGGTTTTCCTCAAGAAGCAGAATTTTACCATTTAACCACCCCCCTGTATCTTGGTTAACTCCATCACTAACTGTACCCATAGCCCCTTTAAACTTATTAGCTGTTTGTCTGCTAAGTTTTGGTTTTGCGTATGTAGTGCTAGTACTTCTGGAAATGCTTATTTTTTG